AAATAACAATATTATTTTAATTAACTGAAAATCAAACATAATAATAAATAAATAAAAAAATATAAAATAAATAATTAAACTTTGCAAAATGGAAAACCAAAAACTATATTATTGCAAAAAACATAATCAAAAATTTTATGTATTCGAGCAAACAAATGACTTTATAAAATTAAATTGCGTAAATAAAAGATACTACATTAAACAGATGCAGTTTAGCGTAGATTTTTTTTTTGATTTGCTTAAAGATAAACAGATAATAATACAAGATTAATGACTTCAACAGAATTAATTGAAATTATTTTAAAAGATGTAAGTTACATAAACATTTGCAAGAAAATTAATTTTAGTTATGCTGAAGATATTTATCAAGAAGTAATTGAGCAACTTTTAATAATGCCAACAGATAGGCTACCAACTATCCAACATTTACCTTTTTGGTTTTATTGCGTGGCGAAAAATACAATTAGTAGAAATGGCAAATTAGGTAAAATAGTAAATAGAAAATTAGCCGATATAACAACTATTGAAAGTTTTAAATATACTGAAGTTGAAATTAAAAAAGTTGAACAGTTTATGTTTAGTTTAAACGAGTTTGAAAATAGAGTGGTATTATTGTATAATGAATTAGGCGACATGAAAAAAGTACAACGAGCAACTGGCATTAGTTACTCAGCACTTAGAGCAGTTAAAGAAAAAATTAAAAAGATAAATGATTAAAATACTAATAGTAGTTCCAAGCTACCCAAAAATAAGCGGTGTTGATTATCATAGAATATTTCAACCTCATAAATTAATGGGCGATATGTTTCATAAAGAATTGGAAGTATCGTTAATTAATGAACTTGATTCTACAAAAAATGAGTTTTTAAGTGAGTTTGATTTAATTATTGCAAATAGGTTTATATCACGTACCAACGGAACAAATATAATTGAGCGGTTAAAATATTTAAAAGTTCCTTATGTTTTAGATTTGGATGATGATTACAGATTACCTAACTGGCATATATTAAAAGACAATGCAAACGAACAAAAGCACTCTGAAAAGATTATGCAAGCGGTTAGTAATGCTTATGCGGTTACTTGTACACATGAACTAATGGCTAATACTTTAAAAGTAGAATGTAATCAGTTCAATAGCTATATTGTACCAAATGGTATAAATCCAAGTATTGACCAGTATAAAATAAATAAAATTAAAAGCGATAGAGTTCGATTTGGTTGGAGCGGTTCTATTACACATTTCGAAGATGTTTTATTAATGCATGATGAATTATTATCACTTTACAAACAACAACAACTAAAAGACAAATACCAGGTTATTTATGGCGGTTACTCAGTTGATGATGAAACGAGCAGAGCAATAGCAGGAGTATTAAGTTGTAAAGGTATAGCAGAAAAAGATAACTTTGCAACTTTCCCAAGCACCACAATTGACAAATATGCAAAGTTTTATGATAACATTGATGTTTCATTAATTCCACTAAGGAACAACCGATTTAATAATTTAAAATCTAACCTTAAACTTATTGAAAGTGGATTTAAAAAGTGTGCAGTAATAGTTTCAAATGTGTTTCCATATACACCAATGCTTAAACATGGCCAAAACTGTTTAGTAGTTAAAAATAAACATGATTGGTATAGACACATGGTAAAGTTAATTGAGAATCAAAACATGATAACCGATTTAGCTGAGCAACTTTATATTGATGTTCAAGCGCAGCACATGGAAGAAGTAGTAAAAACAAGATTTAAGGCTTATAAACAAATATTAAAATTATGATAGATAAAATTTTATATTGCATTGGAATATCAATGCTGTTCACTGCTTTTTTTTCACTTACACAAGTACCAAAGTGGATAGACTTTAAACCTTTTAATTGCGGTGTGTGCATTAGTTTTTGGACATGCATAGTAACACTTCCATTAATTGATTTATTGCCTTATACGTTAAATTTTGGATGGGCTGGTTATGCTGCTTACTTTTCAATGATATTAAAAAGAATTATGTTTAAAATATGAGAGAATTTAAAGACATATACAAAGAACTTACAGCAATGGGTGAACACCGATTTAGCTTATATGAGTTGATACAAATATTTATTAAAGAATCTGATTGGGTTGGCAACCAACAACAGTTTTTAAGAATATTATCAATTAGCCATGAAGTAACTGGAATAAGATTAAACCCAAGTTGCTCCGCTTGTAACTTAGAATCATTAAAAAATTTAGTCAATTGGATAAAAGAAAAAGAACCTATAATAATTAAAGAAATAAACAATGGCACTAATAGCAATGGCGGTTCACGACACCGTAGAAAATAAAAGAACCAAATACACAAAAGATACTATAGATAATTTAATTAATACAGTTGATTTTAATTATCATAGGTTAATTATAGTTGATAATAATAGTTGTGAGGAAACAAAAGAACTATTTAAAGAGTATTCAACATATAGTCATCATTGTATAAAAGTAATAACCAACACTGAAAACTTAGGCACTGCGAAAGCAATAAATCAAGCGTGGGCATATAGACAACTAGGTGAAACAGTTATTAAAATAGATAATGATGTTGTTATTAATCACTTTGGGTGGATTGAGGACATGGAGATTGCAACGCTTAAAGGTAATTATGGAATAGTAGGTTTAAAACGTAAAGACTTATTACAATCACCAAGTGCGGATGAAATTTGGCGCACTACCTTAAAAATGCTACCACACGAAAATGATGAACCTTGGATAGTAGCTGAAGAGAGCGAAGACATAATGGGAACTTGCACTATGTTTCATCCACAATTAACAGATAAAATTGGCGGTTTATTACAAGCAGGAGTGTATGGATATGATGACACATTAGCGTGTATTAGAGCAAAGCTATTAGGATATAAACTTGCATTTCTTCCTCACATAGACATTGACCATATAGATGAGGGTGGCGATGCTTACACCGAATGGAAGCGCAAATATGCAGGCGATAGAATGGAAGAGTTTTATAAAATCAAAGAGGGCTTAATTAACGGAACTATACCAATAAAAGTAGAATTATGATATACATAACTTATTATTATCCTGAAACAAGTGGAACACGAGCCTTTATAGAAAGTGGCAAAAAATTAGGCATTGAAATAATAAATCTTTGTAAACATGATTATTGGATTGGAAACAAACAAGCAGGAATAGAAATGTTTGAGGCATTGAAACAATTTGACCATAACGATTTTGTATGTTATGCCGATGGTGCTGATTCATTAATTCAAAAGCCAGTTAAATACACCGAAATGTCAATGACATATCAAACTGAATTAGCATGCTACCCACATATTGAAATAGCTAAAAAATACCCAAACACACAATCACCTTTCAAGTTTTTAAACGGTGGTGGATGGGTTGGAAATGTTGGAGTGATAATTGATTTTTATGAAAAGTATTTAAAAAAATACTTAGAAAGTAACGAAGATTTAAACGGACAACACATACAACACTTAGCATTATTAGAAGCAATGGAAGATAATTTTCCGATACGATTAGATACCTATTGCAACTATTATCAATCAATTGCTTTCATTCCAAAAGAATCAGCATTTACAGTAAACAAACACAACTTAATCGAAAACACAATAACCAATTCCGAACCTTGCATATTTCATGGCAATGGTAAAACTAACATGGATTGGTTATATTTGCACTTAGGAATATGAAAATAGAAAAAGTTAAAATAAGTTTAATAAAAACTAACGATAGTTTTTATTCTTTTGCTAATAACGGAATTATTTAATGGCATACAATAAACAAAAAATATTTGAACAAGCGCAAGAGTTAATTAAAAATAAAAAACTATTCTTTATTGAGGATGTGGTTACTTTATTGCCAATATCAAAACAAACTTTTTATGATTATTTTAAAGTTGATTCTTACGAACTTGACACTATAAAAGAACTACTTGACAAAAATAAAATTGACATCAAAAACGGACTACGCAACAAATGGTTTAACGGAAACAACCCTTTAACTCAAATGGCACTTTATAAACTGATAGGAACAGAAGAAGAGTATCACAGAATCGCAAGCACTAAAACCGAAAACAAAAACATCAATATTGAACGCCCAATATTTAATGGACTTGATATAAATGTAAAAGAGGATGTTGATTAAAACTACTGCTCAAGATAAGATTGCAACACTTAATAAAAGAGTGCGAATAGTTAGAGGTGGAACAAGTGCTTCTAAGACTTTCAGTATAATACCTTTTTTAATTGATTTTGCTTATAAAAATAAAAGAAGTGAAATAAGTATTGTAGCAGAAACAATACCACATTTAAGGCGTGGTGCAATACGTGATTTTTTAAAGATAATGGATTTGGTTGGTATGTTTCAATCTGAGAACTGGAATAAATCAAGTTTAATTTATACTTTAAATAATGGAAGTTTTATTGAGTTTTTTAGTGCAGATAACCCAAGTAAATTAAGAGGTGCAAGGCGTGATGTATTGTTTATTAATGAGTGTAATAATGTAAACTTTGAAAGCTATTATCAATTAGCAATAAGAACAAGGAAGTTTATTTATTTAGATTATAACCCGGTATGTGAATTTTGGGTAGATACTGAATTAATGAATGACAAAGACAGCCAATTAATAACACTAACTTATAAAGATAACGAGGCACTTGATAAATCAATAGTACATGAAATTGAAAAGGCAAAGGAACGAGCAATTACATCAAGTTACTGGAGAAATTGGTATAATGTTTATGGCTTAGGCCAAATAGGAAGTTTACAAGGTGTGGTGTTTGATAATTGGAAACAAGTTGAGGCGATACCATTTGATGCACAGTTATTAGGTTATGGAATGGATTTTGGATTCACAAACGACCCCACCACATTAATAGCAGTTTACCGTTACGATAGCAAATTATATGTTGATGAAATTCTTTATAGAACTAACATGACAAATAATGAGATAGGAAACTTTTTAAAGTCAAATGGAATAGTAAGACCAAATGAAATAATTGCTGATAGTGCAGAGCCTAAAAGTATTCAAGAATTAAGATTGCAAGGTTTCAATATTACACCTGCTTCAAAAGGTCCTGATAGTATTAAAATAGGTATTGACATTTTAAAGCGCAATGAATTTTTAGTTACTCAAAGGTCAACTAATTTAATAAAAGAATTGAGAGCCTATGTATGGGACACCGATAAGGATGGTAAATTAACTGGCAAACCAATCGACCATAGCAACCACGCAATTGATGCATTACGTTATTTTGCATTGAATAAATTAAACAACCGACCAAGTGGCAAGTATGCTACAATAAAGATATAAGCAAAAATACTACTTTGTTATATTATATAATAATGAAATACGATTTTAATGAACTTACGATAGCTGAATTTCTAAAGTGTAAATCAATTGCAGATTTAGAAGATGACCCTTTACAGCGAAAAATAAAATTATTTGCCTCAGTCAGTAAGCGAACTATTGATGAAGTGGAAAGCCTACCTATTGATGTACTCACAAAGCAGATTAAAGAGTTTAGCGATGTGGAAACATTAGGCGCAAATGCAAAGGTAAACATGAAGTTTAAAATTAAAGGTAGGAGATTTATAATCATTTGGCAAACTCAAAAGCTAACATCAGCGCAATACATTGATGCTACTTTTTTCTGCAAAGACCAAGATAAACTAATTTACAACATCCATAATATTTTAGCTTCATTAGCAATTGAAAAAAATTGGTATGGTAAAAAGTTAAAGTACGATGGTTCAAATCATAAAGAAGTTGCAGACTTGATTCTAAACAACATGAAAATTAAACAAGCCTATCCTATCCTACTTTTTTTTTGCAGATACTTCAAGGAATTATTAGAAGCTACCCAAACTTATTTGGAGTTTCAGATACAGAAGCAAGTGAACAAAGCGAACAAAATATTGGACAAAGTTTCAATCAGAGATATGGTTGGATTGCAGTTATAAACAACATGGCAAACAATGACCGTTCTAAGTGGGAATACTTTATGGACTTAAATTTAATTGAATTTTTAAATGCAATTGTATTTTTTAAGGACAAAGCAGAAGAGGATAAAAGGATATGGCAAGCGCAACAGAAATAGGAAACCGATTTGGAACAAGTACGCAAGATTTTGAGCGCACTAATAAAACCGATTTAGAAAAGGTTGTTATTAATTGGACTAATCAAAGTATTGAGATTATGCGAAAGATAATACAAAACAAATCTAAAGTGAGAGGCGGTGCAAGTTTAGCGCAGGATTTAGAGCCACAATTTTATCAATCTAATAAAAAAGTAGGTGCAAGAATTATTACAAGCTCTGATTACTTTGATTATGTTGACAAAGGGGTAAAAGGAATAATTGAAAACAACATAGCTCCTGATAGTCCATACCAATTTAAGAATCTAGGTACACCAGATGCAATGATTGAAAGTTTTAAAAGGTGGGCAGCAGCAGCAGGAATAAAATCAGTTGGCAATACAACATTATCATTTAAAGGTAAAAAAAAGGAGAAAGCATTAGAAGACCAAACAAAGGTTGCAAGGCAATTAGCGGTGTTTACAAAGTTAGGAGGTATTAAACCAATGAACTATATTGAGCCTGCAACAAATCAAAAAAGAATAAAAGAATTAAACAAAAATATAACAGTTGTTATGAAAAAAAATATAATTATAGAAATAAAGAAATAATGGCAATCACAATTATATCAACACCGAATCAATTTATGGCTGCTTACAATCAAGTAGCCTATACAGTAAGTTCCAATAATACAGCACAATCTAACTTTAATTTTATTGTTGATGTCAATCAAACAAGTGGAACAAACAATCCATTAGCACGTTTAAAATATCCTGTACAACCAAGTAGCGCACAACTTAAATTTGATATAGGTAATGTTTTAAAGAATTATGTAAGTTATGATTTTTTTAATGCAACTGGAACACTTTATGCACCTAACTTAAATAGTAGAATAAAACATTATTTAGATTTTAGGGAGTTGTATGATGTTAGTGGAATACCAACATTAAGTGGTGTTTTAGTTAGTTCACCAACTACACCAAGTTCATCAAGTTTTAAATGGAGTGGCAATACTATATTTGATTTTGAAGATTTTAGCGCAAATGAGTATTATGATTTAAGAGTTGAGAATTATGGTTTTTTAAATACCAAATTAACAACACCTGAAAATATTTTAGTTAGTCAAAACAAAATACTTACATTTT